TATTTAAATGATTCTCTCTAGCCATTTTAGACATACAATTATCAAGTGCATACTGTTTGGCAATTATTGAATCAAATTCACCGCGGCGACCGCCAAACGAATGCTCATCAACATTGGCATTTTGATTATCAATACGGGATCCTGTGAGCTTTTCACGTGCCGCCCGCATCATATCATTATTCCATTTTCTTTCTTTTGTTCTTAATTCCCTATATTTAATATATGCTTTAGCAACATCTTTTCTTTTAGTAGACATTAATCCATTTTCAACTAAATCTTGAATTTCTTCAATAGATAATGGTTTAATTTCATCTTCACAATAGCCTTCAATATAATTTGCAATATTTTCAGCTTTTGTTTCTGCGTATTCTGAAATTTCACCATCAACCGCTTTAAAAGCTTTTAAAATAGCATTTTTAATTTTGTTAGTGTCAAACGGCATTTGTCTGCCATCTCTTTTGATTACATAAATCATAGTATATCCTCCTAAGTAGATAAAATATTTTTAGGGTTACTATAATATTTAAAATTATCTTAGTATAATTATTTAGTTTTGTCCATAGTTAATTCTTTATATTTATTTAAGTACCAAATAGCTTTATCTATATCTTCAATGCCATTTTTATTTTTAGTTCGCCAAATATATTTAAAAGCATTACATAAACAAAAATCTTTTACTGCTTCAGTTCCTTGAGATGAGATCATTGCATCAATACATTCAATCCCCCCATTGGCATAATGAGGAGGTTGATTTATCATATCAATTTGAGTTTTATTATAATTCATAAAATACCTCACTGAATTCTTTCATGTTCTAATGTCATATTTTTACCATTAATATCTACAATTCTATATAATTGATGAGTAGATGTTGCTTTATAAGTTTTTGCTACAAAGGTATCTTCTCGTCTATATCCAGTTACCATAATTTTAGTACCTCGAGAAAACCAACCCTTTTCCAAAACCTTCTTACTACCATCTGGCTGCACTTCAGAAATCTGACGATTGTACATCGCATAATATTCTTTAGTAAATTTTACATTTACAACTCCATCTGTTGTTAAAATATTTACAGATGCTTTTGTGTTATTTTTACTAATAATTGTACCTGCAATTTTATATAATTTAAAAATAGGAATATCCCTACCCGCTCTTTTAAAGAAATAATCTACTTCTGGTTCATATGATAAAGTTGAAAAATTAACAATACCATATTTATATTTATTAATATCGGATAATTCATGTTTATGATAATAAAAACATAAACTTTCCATTTCCCAAGCAGATATATTTCCAGTTGCATATTTATTCCATGTTTCATTAAACAATAAATTATTATATTGTTTTAATATTTCTTCTTGGTTTTCTTTTAACCAACTTCTAGCTGCATCCATTTCTTTTTTATAAATTTTATCCCATTTAGTTTGAAGGATACAAGTAATTCCGTTAATAACATCAAGTTCATTTAAATCATAATATTGTGAATAAAAATTTAATGAATCTTCATCAAATACATAATATTTACCAACTTTTTTATTATCTTTAAGAAATTTATTAAATACAAATGTTTGCTTTTGCTTATTTAATTCTTTTGGTACTAATCCACTTTTTAACAATCCATTAAAATTTTGCAAGGTTAATCGCTTCTTTGGGTCGCAAACTAATGATACATAATAAGCCATAATTGCGTATCTTGGATTTTCTTTGCAAATTTCTGATGCCCATTCATTATCAATTTTATCAAAAGCTCCTGACTTAATCAAAGATACCATTTGAGTTTTATTTAATGGACACCTATTCATAAAATCAATAATTCCTGCATATGGGCGGCCGCTAATGATCTTATCAATAACTGGTCCACCGATTTTATTAACGCCTTTTAAGCCAAACAAAATTTCATTATTTGATTCATCTGGCTCAAAACTAAAACCGGATTTATTAATATCAATTAAAGATACTTTAATTCCTCTTGATGTTATATCTCCAATAGCTTTAGCTAACTTACTATAATCTGTAGATTTATCTTTTGTATTTCCATCGTCATCATCATCTTCTTCGCTTTCAAGAGATGCACTATTAACAATAAGACAGGCTGTATTCCAATAAATTGGATTCCAATTTGTTGCAAGATATATAGTCTGAACTCCAATAAATGAATAAGCCAGTGCATGAATAACTGAAAACGAATATCCCATCTGAGGACCAATTCCGCACTCCCAAACATATTTTCCTAAAGCAGGACTTGTTGCTCTATCTAATACCTGTTGATGTAACTCTGGAATTTTTGCCATTTGTTTTTTACCAACAATTTTTCGTGCGGCATTTGCTTCTTTAAGTGTGAAATTACAAATATTTTCATCCATTAACATTCGCATTAATTGCTCCTGTGATGGCGGAACTCCGTAAGATTGTTTAAAATATGGTTCAAGAGTTTTTTGTTCTTTAACAGTAAGTCCTGCTCTACACATTTCGAGATACCAAAAATCAATATTGTTTTTAAATTCAATATATTTTTCCATTGGTGTTTGCTGTCCTTTTTCTGCGGTCATAAGACGCATTAAACCATTGGCATCTGCCATTTCAAGGATATTTGTCGGTTTAATCTTTTTTGCTGCTTGAGAGCCGACATCTGAATCAAACTGAAAAATATTTAATACGCTACCTTTTTGTAGAGCTTCCCATATTTCTTTTTTATCTAATGGTAAAACTTCGGGATGAAGATATTTATTATAAACTTCTCTTAATGTTAAATTACTATCAATTTTATTATATTTTTGAAGAAGTCTAATTGTTTCCGCAATTTTATCCTGTACCTCTGTTACTAAGAAATCATATTTTGTCATTCCACAAGCTTCATCCATATGAAGATCCCATTGAGTTATAATTTCTCCTTTTGGAGTTTTCATAAAACATCCAAATTCATATGGATCTTCATCAAACAAAATTACACCCGAAGCATGACTTGAACGCTTATTAATAATTCCTTCTATTGCCATCGCAATATCCAAGAGACCAGGATATTGATTTATTTCTGTAATAAAAGGCGTTACTGGTTTTCTATCTTTATCTTTATTTCCATTAACAACATCTTTAAGAGGCCATAAAAAACCTCTTTCACTTGGAATTAATGATGACAAATATTGTCCTGTGTCTACGTCTATTCCGTCTGGGAAGTCTTCTGATCTGTATCCTCTACATGCGGTAAGGACAGCACTCTTTGTTCCCTCGGTTCCGAAAGTGGCGATAAGCGTACATCCAAGATTTCTTTTTGATTCATCATCAATTTCGCTGATAAAATTTGCACCTCGTTCCTCCTTTATTTTCTGAAGAATTAATGGACGTTTTGATGGACAAAGATCAATATCTATATCTCCTAATTCAACACGTTCTTTGTTGAGATAGCGCCAGAATGGAAGATCCCATTTAATGGGATCAAGCTGAGTAATACCAAGTAAATAATGATTTAAACCTGAGCAAGATGAGCCTCTACCCGCACCAACTGTGCTGCCACATTCCCAAAATAAATCAACATAATGCTGAAGAACAATAGGATAACGAAACATATTGGTTTCAAGTTTTTCACTAATTGTTTTTTTAATATCAGCTTCTTCTTCAAGTCTATCCCAATATTCTTTTGTATTTTTACCTTTTCTAAACAAAGAAAAAGTGCATTCATTAACCCAATATCTTTCATATATATCATCTGATTCAAACATATTTGTTAAAATAGGATAATCATTTTTTAAAATATTTATATTTTGTAAGCTCCAAGACACACCGTTAATGTTTTTGTCTGATAATTTGGGATAATCTTTAACTTTTACTTTTGGAATAGTTTGTTTATGTGCTATACTATAGTTTTCAATTTTATTATAAATTTCATATGAATTATTTACTAACTCATCATAATCAAGTTCAGATGGAGTAATATTTTCTTTTATATCATTTTCGTCCTGAAGGTACGCATACTCATAAAATGCATCAACTTCACGTTCTCCACCTTTTGAATTAAGATATGCTTTATGAACATATCTGTCTTCTTTTTTAAGATAATGAGCATCTGACCCAAGAACCATCTTACATTTAAATGCGGCGGCCACAGATTTAAGACGTTTATTAACCGCAATCTGTTCTGTTGACTGGCCTGGTGCGCATTCAATATAAAAATCTTCACCAAAAAGTTTTTTACACCATAAAATAAAATTAACAATATTATTATGTGCTTCTGTGATACCTATTGTATCATCATGCTTTTCAGCTTTAATAAGATTTAAAACTTGAGAAGATACCTGCCCGCCAATACACGCTGTTGTTGCAATTAATGTATTTGGATATTTATTAACAATTTCTTCAAGATCTGCATAAGTTGTTGGAACTCTTTCAAGACCTCTATCCCAATAACTATTCATCCACGCTCTTGAAGATAATTCTCTTAATGCTCTAAATCCAGTTTTATTTTTTGCAATTAAAATAAAATGATAATATTTTTGACCCATTTCCCTATTGGGTGTTAAATATATTTCATTTCCCAATGCAACTTTAAAATCTGGATGTTCTTTTAAAATATCTTGGGCATAAAAATTTGCTTTGGGGGCACCTGAAAGACATTCGTGATCTGTTAATGCAATACCACTTAACCCAATTTCTATTGCTCTATCAATGAGTGTTGGAATTTTATTAATACAATCCAATAATCGTATGTTCGAGAACTCGCTATGAGAATGAACCTCAAACCTTTTTGCCATCACTCTACCTCTTTCATTTATATTATATATTTATATTATAATATAATAAAATAAAAAAGTCAAGTGGGAACCCCCACTTGACTATACAAAAAATAAATATTTAAGCTACACTGTCCATTGGAATACCATCCATAATTACTATTGAAGTGTTTACGGGTTACAATTTACTTAGCCCATTGGACTGTACCTCTCTTTCATAATATTTATTTCCTACAATTATATTATACAAAAAATTTTTTTATTTGTCAAATTTTATTTAGTAGATATTTCTACCCCTTTTAATATACAAAGAATATCATTTGAAGGAAAAGCTCTTTCTAACGCTTTAGTTATTTCTGCCGCCGTGTCAATAGGAATATAATTAGGATCTATAGTTGCTACTATTGTATCATTAGGACTTATCTATATTGTATCTAAATCAAAAAATAGATCATTATTATGTAAATAGTCCGTTTTAACATTAATTCTCATATTGGATATTTTAACTCCTTACATTTGTATTTATGAGTAGTAAAGTAATTTTGTAAAGCTATTCTTTCACTACATGGATTATTTGGAGCTTCATATACTATTAAAACAATAGTATCTTTATTAAATTTATTTAAACAAAATTCAAACGCTTTTATCATTTTATCAAAATCAACAGTTTCAAGTAATTGTCTATATTCCTGCATTGTTGGACAATTACCTTTTAATATTTCTTTTTCTTCACAAGGACAATAATGCGTTCCTTGGGATTGGACTATAAGAGGTTCATAGCGGAGACCGCATATTATTCCTCTTTTATCTATATAATATTCTTTTCCTATTGGCGGTTTAAACCATTCGGGATCTGATAGACAAGTTGATATAGGTATCATATTTTGTTTAAAATTACGAATTTGATAAAAATAAGATGTATATATTTTCATATTATTTTAAAATTAAATAAATTCCATATTTTTACAATAAAAACTACAATAGGGTAAAATTTTTTCATAAAAATCTTTTTTTGCAATATTTGAAGATATTTTAACTTTATAAAATCTATATCCTCTTATATTTGAAGCTATATGAACCCACTGCCATTGTTCATTAGTTATAGAATTTTTCCAAATAAGTTGATTATAAGATTTACGAATTAATTGATATTGAGGATATTTATTCATATAATTAATTGCCTATGTTTGCGTATTTGTAATAATCCCACATATTATATGTTGATTAGAACAAGGATATGATTGTCCTGTTTGTGAATTAAAATAATTTATATAATATTGTTTTTCTTCTTTTGATAATGCTGTCATTATTATATTTTTTTACCTTTTTTATTTATATACATATTTAATTTGGAATTTTATTCATTGTATCCACAATATTCATATATTCTTCATATTTCTTATTAATCCAAGCAATAAGTTCTTCTGTTGGTTTATCATTATATATATTATTATATTCATCCATTTCTTCATCTGGTATTAGATTAAGGACAACTTTCATTTTATTAATAAAAATAATTACATCTTTCATTTTTTTACTCCATTAAATAATTTTCATCTTCATATTCTTCCCAATCATCAACTTCATAAGAAACTATTCTTGATTCAATAAAATCAGATTCCTCTTTAATTCTATTTAAAATATCTTCATACCATTCAAAATCCTCATTAGACATTTCATTTTCACTTATATTCTTTAAGTCATAAAATCTTTTTTGTTCATCTTCATTTAAAAAATTATTTAAATTAATATGTTTTTCAAGAATAAAAGTCCCTTTACAAAATTTGGTTTGAATATATTTCATATTTACCTCACTAAAACTAATTTTTCACTTGAACGAGTACAAGCTGTATATAACCATCGAGTATGCTCTTTTTTATCAAAAGGAAAATTTTCTTCAAGAACAACGACTTTGGGCCATTCACTACCTTGAGATTTATGAGTTGTGATCGCATATGCATACGCAAATTCCTTTGGAACAATATCGCCATATTTCGGACGCAATTTTCCTAATCTATAAGATAGCTTCCAATCACAACATTTCTCACCAGTCAAAATCATTTTTTGATCCATATCTACTGATATATATATATCATTTGTATCTGGAATAATTAAATCACTTGTTAACACATCAAATCTTCTTATATTACTTTTTATAAACCTTGGAATTTCTCTCCATGTTTGGAAACTATCTTTAAGAATACCAATAGTGCCATTAATAAGCGGGTCTTCATTCATACTAAAATCTTCCCAATAATTTCTTAAACAAATCATTTTATCTCCATCAACAGGATAATTAGGATAGTTTAATAATTGTCTCATTTGATTGTTGATAGCTTGACGTTTTGCATTAGTTGCGGTTAGTATCTGGTCTCCCCACTGAAGAACTCCGGTATTAAGCTGAGAATAAGGAATAATCTTTACTTCTTTTCCATCATAATAATCAATTGATTCACCATTTCTTATTTTCATTGTAAGCTGAATAATTTCAGATTCTTGTGCCTGCCGCATAATTTCATCAAGAAAAACGTGCGGATGATCTAATAAATGATTATCTTCATCTTTTTCTATTGGCGGAAGCTGACCTGGATCACCTAAACAAATTACATATACATTATGAGTAAATAATAAATCTATTAAAGTTTTTGGAGCCATACTAACTTCATCAACTACAATAATTTTATAGTTTATATTTAGTTTAGGTTTTTTAAAAAAACCACCCGTGGGTTTTGGAATTGATTCATATAAAAGTTTGTGTAGAGTACAAGCATTTTTATTTCCTTTCTTACGAAGTACCTCTGCAGCTTTGCCCGTAAAAGCACAATAACACACATCATCTTCATCAACATCTAATGCTTCAATAATAAAACGTACTAGCGTGCTCTTCCCACTGCCAGCGTATCCGCTAATTACCGTATATTTTTTTCTAGCTTTATATCTATTTATCGCAATTAACAATCCTTCAGATTGTTTTTTAGTTAAAATCATTAATTATGTTCTCCCATCGCTTCATTTAAAAGTTCAATAAAACGGGCTATATCTCTATTTGCTCTTGTGCTATATGTCATCCAATCATGATGACGACAACCTGGATTTGAATTTGTCTGATCTCTTAAATATTCATATTCAGCCATATTTTCTCTTGCTCTAATATATCTATATACTAAAGAATCATATAAATATCCATTCGCAATTTTTATATTTATAAATTCCTCTCCATTATCGAAGAAAATTACTTTTTTATTTTCCATAGCTTTTATTAACTCCATTCTTCATTTTTTTCAATTTCTGAAAAAGAAGTCCAACCTTCTATTTCATTTTCTTTCCAATACGAATATTGTTCTCCACCTGCTTCTTCAAATTCCCAATATTCTTTTGAAGTTTTATCTAAATAAAGATAAGCATTTACAACATAATATTTTGGAAAGATTCCTTTTATAGATTTTATAAGAATAGTCGTTCCCGGTTCAGGGGGCTTTTCTTTTAATGTAAACCATTTCATTTTTATATCATTCCTTTTTTTTCTATATATATTATAACAAATTTTTATAAAAAAATCAAAAAAAAGAAAAATGCGATGGAAAAAAGTCCAAACGCATTTTTGATTTCAGATGAACGAATGTCTGCGCCCCGAGTCATTAAGAATAAGATTTTACTTCTAATAAATCTAGAGAATCTGCTATATAAGAGGCACATGAGTAACAAATTTCAAGATTAGATAATTCAATACCACTTTTTAATTGTCCTATTTTTTTTCCATTATTCATAATAAACACATATTTATTAATAGGCATTTGTACTGTTATAAAACTATCTTCTTTAGGTATCTCCTTTTTGCATATATCACATTTATGAATAATCATTTTTTTCTCCTTAAAAGAAATATTTAGATGAATCTATAATTTCATAATCCTACATTATAAGCTGCGGATAAACGTTATTATTCCATTGGTTTGCATTACATTTACAAATTGCATTAAGTTCTAAATACCCTGTTGTTGTGAATTTTTCGATTTCCTATTCAGTTCCGCCAAATTTTATAATAGATAATCCATTAGGTAAATTAAATTTTAAAGTATTACTTTTCATTACCTGAAAATTAGAATTTGTAATTTTAAAATTAATATTTACAAAAGCTCTATCAATATCTTGCCCCCAATAGTCATTCATTTCTGCAATATCTAAGATTGTTTGGTTATTATTATCTCTTTCTTTAAAATCATAATCAACTCTATAAATAGGTTCAACAGAAACATCTTTTAAAAGATAGTCTATTCGAGAAAGAAAATTATTAATCTAATTCCCTTGGACACTTAAGCCTGCAGCATTCTAATGTCCTTGTACATAGACTACCTATGGACAACGTTCAAGAACTTCTTTAAAATTATTAATACCAGTTTTAGTATATCCACGCATTGAACCCTCATAAGTTTCTTTTCCATTTCTGTTAATGCGAGTTAATAGACAACATGGTCTTTGGTATTTTGCCATAAATTTATTCGCAATTAAACCACGAATTTCTGCTGGAATTTGACCAGGCTCAAGAAGAAATAAAAGAATTTTATGATCTAACATATGATTAGTTTCAATCATTTTTTCTAACATAGTTAATCCAGCATCTTCTGCTCTTGTTTGTCTATTCTTAACATTTGTAACTGTTCTAACTGCTTGTAAAACTAATTTTTCTGTTTCTCCTAATTTATGCCCGCGTTTATTTGAAAGAACTTCTTCAAAAGCCTTATGATTTAACATAGAATTAAAAAGTAATTCTTTCTAATTTTGAGTGCCACTTCTTGTAATGGCATTAATAAAAGGAACAATAAAAAATGCTGCTCCAATTGATGTACAAGCGGCGGCCGCATCAGAGGGCACATAATCTGCCTTGGATAAAGGAAATGAATTTTTATCAAGCATATAATCAATAAAAGGATTTTTAATATTCTATTTTTTAAATCCTTTTGTAATAAGATAGCGAGTTTCAAATGAACGTAAAGACATCATATCTCCGCAGTTCCCAAGAGCAACAAGATCAAGAAAATTATCCGCATAATTTACTTCTAATATAGAATCTAAGTATCTACAAAACTGCCAAACAATTCCAACACCAGATAATTCTTTATTAGGATAATCAGAAAGTTGATTATTAATAGTCACCGCATATTTACTAATTTCATCTGCTAAATGGTGATCTAAAACTAATATACCAATTCCTTTACGATATAATTTTTCATGGTATTTATAATCATTACTACTTGAATCTGGACAAATCACTAATGAATAATAATTTGAAATTTTATCCATACAATCAGACAAACCATGTTGTTTGCTATCGTGCATAATCCAATTTAAATGATTATTTACCCAAGTAGGAAATATTTTATATAAATAATTAATTAAAAGTGCAGCAGATGTATATCCATCACAGTCGCAGTCAACTATAATAATTGCATTTTTATCTTTTGAAATTACGTTTAAAAGTAATTTTAATCCTTGATATAAATTTTCTTCACCTAATAATAAAGGTGAATTAATGTCCTAATCAGATAAATTTATATAATGTAAAATATCCTTTTCCGCAATTCCTCTATTATACAGAATTTGCTGAATTGCTGAAAAGTTTTTATTTGGTTGATTTATTAATTCATATTTCATTTTAATTTAACCTCCCCAAAAGGAAGCCAGTCTGCTATTGCAATATGACACCCGAATATTTTTCTTGGAGAGTGTTTTAAATTTCCTTTTAAAAGAAATGATGATTCTTTTTCTATTTGTAAAAAAGTGTCTTCATTCATAAGAATAATAGGGTATTCATAATTTATTATTGTATTAATTTGAAACATCAAATCTGTATTTTGATATACATATTCATCTATTGCTTTTTTTATTTTATCCATATCTATTTTTATTACATTCATTAATTAAACTCCTTTATTATAATATTTCTATATATATTATAACAAAAAAAGAAAGAGTTGTCAAGTCAACTCTTTCTTTATTCTAATATTATTCTATTTTTAAATAACTGAAGAAAATTTTCTTTTCCACAATCAATGGGGGAATCTTTATATCCTAAAATATCTTCTTTATCAAAAAGATAAGATATATTAATATAACTACCATATTTGTTATATAAAGTTTTTAACTTAATAACCCATTTTTGCCATTCTTTATCACCAATTTTTTGGAACTGTTTATCAAAAGCAACAATGATTTCTTTGACTCCAAGAGATAACAATAATTTAACTTGATAATTAATTAAATTACTGCCGCAACAAGCCACGCTAATATCAGACTCTTCTCCAAAATAAGATGCATATAATAACGTTGACTTCTCGCCTTCAAATACTATTGCTTTTTTAAATTGCGATATTGCTTTTTTACTATTATTAAGATTATAGAGTGAAAAACCTAATGGATGATTGTACATTTTACCATTAATTATCGCAGGACGATACTTGCCATATATTTCATTTTCTTTAATTAAAGTTCTTTCTCTAATACCAATCAAGTTCCCATCTATATCGTAATGAGGAATAACTATTCCTTCATTTACAGGATCGTAACATATGCCTCTTGATTCCATAATATCAAAAGAAATATTCTCTTTTTCCCAAGGGAGGATGTGGGGGCGTGGTAAATATCTCAACACTTTATTATCATAAGTTTTTAATTCCACAATTTGCGGTTGATTTTTTTCTTTATTTCTTTTGAAGTTATTAATAATTTGCCAATCTTCATTTGCTTCTTGATTATCTTCAAAATTAAATGTTTCTGCTGTATATCCAAAGTATCGAGCTACAAATGCAATAGCACGCGGTAGAGAAAAATCTTGAATACCCGCAGTTTTATTAATTCTTAATACCAAATCATATATATCGAAGGAAGCATCGCCGCATCCCGTATAACAATGAAATAATCGAGTGTTTTCATAATAATATAATTTATGGCTATCACCACCATGACAGATTGTACGGGCGGTGAACAATCCATTTCCCATTGTTGGTTCACCGCCCAACTCACTTACAAGATCAAACACTTCTTCTATTGTTAAGTTTTCTTTAAGTGTGTTTTTATCATATTTAAAATTATTCATAATAATCTTTTAACTCAATTTTCAAACCTGCGGTTAATGTTTGAATCATTTGTAGAATATCATTATTATCAAAAATTATAAATAAATCAACCATATTATATTCTTCAATATTCCAATCAAAATCAAATACTTCTCCATGATGAGGTATAATACAAGTAGCTCCAAAATCGCCATCTGTAACCATAATTTCACTATTTATTACATCTGGACTATATTCCGCAAATACGATTCCACCATCTGGATATTCTTCTATTAATTTTTTAAATTCATTTTTATTTATAATTTTCATAATTAACTCCTTAATGCAATATCATAGCAAAAAAATTTATAATTGGATGATGTTCTGCAATTATATCAATTTTTTGACAAGTTTCTTCAGCTTTTCTCCAATTCCCGCACCATAGCACAAAACCTAACCAGCTCCATAAGAATTTTAATTCTTTATATGTTTTCATATTTTTCAATATAGGCTTGTAAACAACCATCTCTTGGTAATATTACAACAGTTTTATTAACTGAAGATTTTGTTATAATATCTCCAATCCACTTATTCCAATGTGTTTCAATTAAAGAAGTAAAATCAATATTATTTCCTCTTTTGATATATCTATTTTTGTAGATAGAAATATCAGCAAAAGGAGGTACTACAACAGTGTATCTTACTTCCATTTGTTCAAATTGTTCTAACAATTGAGGATGAGTAGACACCATAACATTATATCCATTATCACTCATGTGTTTTGCTACTTTTGCATAACGAACCCAATCTTTTTCAAATGGGGTGCTTTCTAAATCTACCCAATTAGAAAATTTTGCTAAGGTAGATTTTCCAACCCCAGGGAAACCGCAAATAATCATTTTTTTCTCCTCTATTATTTTATTCTAAATTTTAAACAAAAATTCATTGTACTGTATTTATGATATATATACCACTCTTTTATCCAAATATATATAGCTTTAAAAAAATTATACCCTTTATATTTAATTCTTGGATTACCTTGACAAGTGGTTATGACTTCAATCATTTTTTCTCCTTTATAAAATAATCTCATAATCTTTTAATTGTTCTATAAATTTTATTTTTCCACAGTTCTTACAAACAATAACACCTCTAGCAAAAGAACCATATAAAAATGGACTTGCATTTTCCCAATAAAAATGTGAACATAAGATTCTATTTATAATAAAATTTTTATATTTTTTCATATTAAAATGCACTACTTTCTATTTTAGGTGTTACTTTAATTTTTAAATCTTCAATATCCATTAATTCATAATTATAATTAGTTACAAATATGGGATCAATACGACAAATGCCTCTATCAGATTTACACCAAAGAAGAATATCTTTATAGCGGCCACGTCTATTTTTATAAACAGAAATTTTTATATCAGGCATTTCAATGCCCATGGAATTAACAATATTTTTTAATGCCTCCCTATCATCTTGACTAGCTTGAAGCATAATCATACCACAATCAATTTTGTCTGCAATAGCTTTTGCTCCACGGAGTAGATTTTGGTCATACTGTTGAGCTGATACATAATCTGCATTTAACTGAGTTGCAGACATAATAAATACACCATACTGATTACATAAATCTTTTAACCTAACGCTAATCATAAAAAGAATATTATCTTCTCTTAATCCTTTAACTCCAGCTTTTGAACTAATTTCACTTAATATTTTCATACTTGAATGAATATAATCCATAAAAATATATCTAGTATCATACTGACGGATACCAAATTTAATTGTATTTTCAATATCTTGAAGTGAAAAGTCTGGCAATTTTTTAATATATAAAGGACTTTTTGAAAGAATTACGGCGGCCTCGCTTACTCGTTCCCACTCACCTTCCGCATATGTATTCTCAAGAATATGATCTTCATTTACACCAGACAAGAAAGCTATCATCATAGTTTGAATTTCATCTTCTTCCTGCTCTGTTGTAATAAACTGAGTTGGCTCACGAGTTCCATTATCTTCCCACTGTTTTGTTTCAAGATTATAAATTTTATTACAAGCAACATTACAAGCATCTGCAATCATAGAACGAGTTTTGCCTACGCCAGTAGCAGCTGACCGCAAATAAAACTTTTTTAATCTTGCTCCTCGATGAACTGCATTAACTAATCTTCCATAAAGAGGATAGCCAATTTCAGGATTCGTTTTTAATCTTTCAAGAAGTGCTAATGCACCATCTCCTGCTTGAATAACTCCATCTTCTGAGTTATCAACATATTTTGCTTTTATTTCATCAATTTTATCATTAATGGTATTTGCAATTTCATTAATTGGAGTGTTATCAAACCAAGATTCTTGTGCTTCTTTCTTTTTTATATCTAAAATGTTATCGGGATCATATAGCCAAGATAAATCCATTCCTACATTTTTATTATACATTCTTAAAAGTGTCATTTTTTTCATTCGATTATAATAATAATCAAATGCTGCAAGCTGACACATTTCTTTAATATTTTCTAAATATTCAGAACCTTTATTTACTTTATATACAGCATATTTTTTTGGACGTTGCTCTAAATATTTTTCAATATCTTCAACAGAGATCTGCTTTGCCCCAAGTTGATGAAGATTATAAATAGAACCAAATAAAATTCTATGAAATTCTTGTGGGAAATCTTGTTCATTAAATTTATATTTATCTTCTAAATCCAAAAGAGAAGGATTAATAAAAACATCTCCAATTACTTGCATATTTGCAGATACGTCAACGTATTTTGAACTCATTCATTGTCCTCCTCTTCTAGCCACATATGCGGCGGCCGCACATATACTCGCGGTGATTCAATATTTATTATTCTTTCTTTTGGTATTGTAAAATTAGAAATATCTTTTTCTTTATTTATTAATTGTGCTTGGTATAAAGCATAATAATAATTTAATGCTTGCTTATAGATATAAGGAATAATACCTATACTTCCATTACTTTTATCTAAAGAATTGCCTTCCTTTTCATAATACCATTTTAATGTTTTTAACATACCGCTATATGTATAATTATTTTCTTTTACATATCTTTCAGCAAGTTTTTTAGTTAAAATATAATTATAATCTTCTCCGAATAATTTTTTTGTATAATTATAAAAAGCTTCAATATCTTTTTCCTCTTGAGACATATTAGCTTGATGTTCTTCCCAACATTTTATATGAGCATATCTACGTGCGGAGACTTGTTTTGTTGGTTCAGTGTCTCTATTAAACTGCTCGCCGCAATATAAACATTTTACATAATGTGCCAAAAAACATACCTCCTTTATTATATTATAACAAAAAAAATAAGACTTGTCAAAAAAATAAGTTTTGACAAGTCTTTTAAAATATAATTATTCTGATTTTGTTTCATTAGAAAGTGAGAGAAGATCGTCATAAATTAAAGAAAGAGCTTCAACTTGTTCTCGTGAGCATTGGCTCATCTTCTGACCTCGGCCGAGATAACGATCAGTAATTTGTACAATTCGAGGTTGATAAAATTCTTTAAAGACTTCCTCAGAATTATTATCAATCATCGTTTTAATTAAATTATTACATCCTTCCATGAGACTATCAAAGTTAAGTTCTTCGGTTGTGTCTCTGTAAAGATTGCTCTTTTTATCTGTGAAAAATTCTTTTCCATCTTCTTGAGCCTGTTTATCTATAGCTTCACTAATTGCAGCAACTAAATTATCATAAGAGAAATCAATATAATCTGGAGTGTATTTAAATCTCGATCCAGCTTCGTATCTTGGGGTACCACGCATAAAAAGTTTTGTTAAATTATTTCCATCTTTATCTGTGACAATTCTAGAATATCCAATAATATCTGCCATTCTAGCTACAATATTATTTGCTCTCTTATCAAGAGTAGGAACAATTTTATTATATTCATTTCCCGCTTCATCTTTAAAGACTTTATCTGTGGCGTGTGAAATAAGAATAAGACCATAATCCATCATTACAATAGATCGAAGACATTCATCAAATTCCTTTGATACTAGACTGTACCCTTTCCCAAACGGAATGTCACTGATGCTATCTACACCATAACCACCATCAGGTCTTAAGGCATTATCACAAATATATTTTGTACAATAATCATAAGCGATATCACAAGTATCAATAGTAATAGTATAAAACTTCTCTTTAGCTTTAGGATCTTTTAATTGTCTTAAAACTTTTCTAAATTCTGCCCAATTATTGATTGGTTGAGCCATTACCCCAGGAATTGCATTATAACCTTTTTCAAAAGCTAAAAGA